CGGGAACGGATTGTATCCGTAGCCCTCATACTCTTTGCCGCAGATGCAGCACACTTTCTTTTCTTCTTTCTTTTCCATCACTTCAAATCTTTAATGTTTATTTGGCAGGACGGATGCCATACCTGAATATTCCGAGCAAACATCACATCCCTGGTTTCTATCACTACGTGTCCCTTTGTCTTGGCCCTGCGCAGACGGAGGTCGCTTTGTATGTTACGTTCTACCCAATCGTCCACCACGGCCTCCGCTTCCTGTTCTTTCAGGAGTATCTGGTACAGCTTATTCTCCCATTCCATCATTCAAATAATCCTCCATATTATCGTCCTTCAATGTTTTGGCAGCACCTTCTTCCCATATCACGTAGGGCTCACCGGGCCGCTCCATAAAGCGGCTTTTGCACCAGGCTTTGAAACAGCTTACCATGATTTTCACATCGGCATCATATTCCACCTTGCGGGCGCTTCTACCTGCCGGATGAAGCCCCTCGGCATGGCTGATGAAGATAAACAGTTTCTTGGGATGACGTTCCTTGAACTCCTTGTAGGTTTTGTAGTTCAAGCCGCTGTATTGGAAGCTGTCGATAATCACGATTCCGGGACTGCCTCTGCGCCGTAACCGTTCCTCCAATTGCTCCATCGGTTCCCGGTCAAGGATAATCAGCTTCTTTTTCACTTCACCCATCTTGTGCCGTTTCAGGCTCATCTGGAACGACAAACCGGTACTTTCTTCCAAACTGTCATAAATTACGCGTCCGAAGCTACACAGGTACTTGGCCAGCTGCATCACAAAGCTGCTCTTACCGTTTCCGCTGGCTCCCCAAATAATCCACACGCCGCTCTTGGCCGGGTTGCCTATCGAGGTTTGCCAGTCCCCGGAAAACTCGAACCGGGGAATCTTCATGTTCAGCACCTCACCGGGACTGTAGGCTCTCTTCAGTTTCACGGTTACCTCCTTTCAATTCTTCAATAAGAGCATCAGCATAGTCCACAGCAAGTCTGGCAACTTGTTTTATAGACATTATACCTGATGAATTGCTTCTTACTACCGGAAGCATGCTTTTGGCAATTTCATATCTGCGCTGTTCCCAGTCTATCTCATTCGCTTTTCTCATCTCGCGATGGATACCGATAACAGCATCCATCGCTTGCATTTCTATCTTGCTTATCATGCCTGCATCCTCCTTAATTTTTCGATTTCGGTATATACGCGCCGCAAGCCGCCTCCGGTGCTATGAACAATCTTGGCAATGTCGGCACCGTCCGGGGCATTGATTTTTGCGACGATGGCAGCCTGTGCCTTCAGAAACTTTTCGCGTTCCTGCGCATCGTCCGGGGTCACCTTGCTGTAGGAGTCACCGTAGCGGCTCAACATTTCGGTATAGCCCACCTTCTTGCCTTCGATGGCGCGGTTGATCTTCTCCTTTAATCCGTCGGCACCCATCATATACCAGGCACAGCAGCGTTCCGTAGCGTTCCAAAGCGCCTTTAACTCCAGGAAGGCTTCATACTGCAGGTCCCCGGCTTCATCCAGGATAACCAGGGGCGTATCAATCGTGCGCAGGTAGGCCACCAGATCCTCATACACGTCGCTATAGCGTCCGTTGCTGGTCACACCGAATTCCTTGGCAATGTAGCGTATCAGCTTCAGTTTGGTCTTCACCTGGCTGCAGTCCACATATACGGCGTGCTTGTGCTGCTTCACGTAAGCTTTCGCTGTAAAGGTCTTGCCGATATTGGGCATATCGCACAGGATGGCACTCAGCCCGCTTCCCTGGCACACTTCCAGCTGCTTGCTCACAAACACGTAGGTCGGGGTCTGTGCTGCCAGCCAAGGTATTTCTGTACGCAGTTGCACGCCTAATCTTCGGGCTATACCTACCCAGTTGGCATCACTGACCTGCTTTTCATAATTGCCCCGCTTGATGGCATTGTAAACGCTGGGGGCTATGCCCAGTGCCGTGGCATGGCGGTTGTCACTGGGATAATTTTCGCGGTCGGCGGCTATCGCTGCCACAATACGTTGCTTTACTTCATTTGTTATTTCCATTTGAATGCTGTTTTAAATTCGTTCTAACGTCGTTAATTATATCTTGGCTACTGCATCATGCTCGAAGGCACTGATGTCCATATAGGCTGAGTAATCTTCTTCCTCGGCTTGTGCAGGAAGGGGAACGGCTTCCGCCTGTACCTCTGTTATCAGCTTTGCTTCCTCTTTGGCAAGGATGCCCACACGCTTGATCTTGCCGTCCTTCATCATCTTGTCGAATTGAGCTACATACTTGGACTGTTCGGTATAGGCTGCCTTGTCGTACTCGGTCTGCTCGGCTGTATTCTCATTGTAACGGGCTACGGGCTTGCAGGTGGCGATATATCGTCCGTTCTGGTAGATATATACCTCGTTGATGGTTCCGTCGGCATCGGGCAGATAATAGGCATCTACCTTGTAGTTCCTCGGCTCCAGCTTTTCGATGATTTCCGGGCTGGGCAGTCCGTATTGGTTGTACATCACCGTGCAGTAGGTGTTCTGCCGGATGGTTGTTTCGGTGTGCTGTCCGATGAACCGGTAAAGAACGGCCTTGTCCCAAGGTGCAAGGTTCGGGTTCTGATGGGCGCAAAGCACATCCCAACGGCTCATGCCCGGATAGCGCTTTTGGTTGGGGTGAGGCTGTGCGTTGAAGGTCTCAATGGCGCGTATATCATCGGCTACCAATTCTTCATAACTATAGGTCTTCACCTTGTAGGTGTTGTTCTTTTCGTCATACACCTTTTCTTCCTTCGGGCGGTTGGCCTCCAGCTTGGCATACCATCGGCCGATACCTACCTGCGTGCGTTTCTCCACACCGTATTTCTTTTCGCGGTTCTTGTGCTCGGCACGTTTTTCACGCGAGTTCCCGGGGTTACACCAGCGGATCAGGGGGAAGACGGTACCGGCTTGCATCAATCCGTCGGCAAAGTCGCTTACCAGGTGGTGTTCCACTTCTAACTCGGCGGGGATATACATGCCGTTCCGGTCCAGGGTCTGGAACATGTTTCGCATGCAGTCTAAAAATAACTCGGTAGTCTTGTACCGGTTGTAGGCATATCCCACCACAGCACCGCTCACCACATCGTAGGCATAATAGGCTTTCACTCGGTTGCCATCCTTCATTGGGCGCGGCAGGTCGCGGTCGTCAAGAGAAACCTTACTCAAGGAATATTCACCGATGCTGCGCAGATGATAAGGACGGTAGGCATTGTTGAAATCCCATTGGCTCATGTGCAGCTTACCGCGAAGGGCCTTGTTCTTGGGGTTGTTCAGGTAGTTGGCTACTGTGGCCGGGCTCAATACCAGCGGATTTCCATCCTTGTCGGTAAAGTCTGCCGGATTCAACACCTCGCCGGTTTCGGGGTCATATAGCTCCAGTTCTCCTTGCACAAATAGATTGTACTGTTCCCACACGGTGGTATTGAAGGGCTGCTCCGGTTGGGCATCGATGCTCAGCAGCAGGCGTTCAATGTCATAGGTCACTTTCCGGCGGTTCTGGTTCATGAACTTGCGGCTGATAAGGCTTTCATAGCCGTTGGCCTTGAAGTCATTCACACGCTTCTTGAAGCGGTTGGAACTGACAGGCAAGGTATGTCCGAACTCTGCTTGGTAGTAACTGATGGCTCCTGCCAGTTCGCCCCAGTTCACCGGCCCGGCCTTCATGGCCTTTCGCATAAACGTGGCATCCTCCATGGCACGCATCACTGCCTCAATTACCGAAGCGTTTACCGTATATTCTTGGATGTGTTCCGGTGGCAGTGCATCTCCGTTGTCAAAACGGAACCGGGTGTAAAATTCCCGGGCTTTCGCATCGATGTGGTAATGGCTGCCGAGCCAGTTTCTTATTACGTCTTCTTTCATATCTCCGTATTTTAGTTTTATCCTTTCCTGAAACCGTAGGGGCATGGTGGCTATTTCTACCAAAACGTAACCTCCCAGACCTCTTCCGGATCGAACTACATTGATTTTCTCCTTTGCCGCTAACTTCTTGTAATTGGGTATCGACATGATGGGAGCAAGTTCTTCTTCGGAAAGAGTGGAAGGATGAACTCCTTTCAGCGTGCGGCTTCTGCTGTAGTCTGCCTTTCCGTTCACCATCACCGGTCGGTCATCGTAAGTCAGGTCATTGTAGGATATGCACAATATCTTTCCATAATACTCCATTTCATTTCTATTTATAAGGCAGATGCCATCTGTTGGGTCTCGTGCTGCAGCTGCATGAAATCCGATACAAATTCACATTGGTAGGTTTCAGTCCGTTTTCCGTCCACGTACACATCCACATCATTGGTCTTTCTGTGGACCACGAGTTTTACACGGGGACCGAAAGTGCAGGTCATGGTCTTCTCGCACTCCTCGAAGGTGGTTTCGCAGTTCGGGATGAAGTTCCCGTCAGTCAGTTTGCCGCCTCGCTTCAGGGCAAGAGTGCGTATCCGGCGCGCCTGATCGCTGTCACGGACAAAATTCAGTGCTTGCCACACAGCCTGACGGCTGCATCCGAATGTCTTCATCAAGAAGGTCTTGGTCTCGTTATCTGTCAAAATCTGCTTTCTCATATCGTCATACTTTTTAATCGTTATCGTTCGTTCAAAGGTTTTCAACGGCTTCCGCTATTTCCTAATCACCCGTCAGTATTTCATGAAGGCGTGTCCCTTTCTGCAGTTCTTCGACCAGCACCTGCATCGCTTCCTCACACACACAGCTCACATTCTCTATCACCCGGTAGGCATCCGAGTTGCTTATCTCATCCTCCGTCATGAATTGTCCAGCCAGCTCCATCGCCTGGTCGGCAATATTCTGCGTATGTGCCGTACTGCCTATCATCGTGCGCAACTTCTGTTTGAACAGACTCTCTGCTGTTCTCGGATTGAAATTCTTTGCCATAACTCTAAATTTTAAAAGTTTATATCGTGGGGCGCGGGGAATCGAACCCCGACGGCTTTCTACGCTTTCTTATTTCGATTTACCAACTCTCCGGCCGTGCCTGCCGCCCCTGCCCGTCTTTCCGGGCTGCCAGTTATCCGGCAATCTATTTGCCTTGTTCTTCTATCATCGAAAGGACAACCATCCTGTCTTCATCCCAAAGCGGAAGCCCCAATTCAATGGTCCGTTTCACCACTTCCATCTCACCGACCAGCCCTACCGCTTCTTTGCGGAAATCGGTATCGTCATACGCATGCGCCTTTCCAATCAGGAAGTCGGTCAGGTTGCCGATAACTTCCTTTTGCCGTTCACATTTCATCTCATAGTTCAGCACCCGTACATGGACATCGCGGATAATCCGGCTGTCCCCATGTTTCTTGAAATCTTTGCAGAACTCATCCTTGTTCATCGAAGTGTTCAGATAAACCGCATGGATGTAATCAAAATCCTCTGCTGTAGGGGTTATCCCCGTCCGTTCCATAAATTCTTGCTGTGTCATAAACTCACTTATTTTATTGTATTATTCTGCATCTTCAATTTTGAAAGAAAAGCACTTATCCGCCAATACTCTTTTTACAAAGTCTAAGTCGTATCTATCAGCTGAAAAGAAAACTGCCTGATAATCTACACTGGGATAAGCCTTGATTGCTGTTGTATCTACCATCTTCTTGACCAGTCCGTAAAGAGTTTCGGCGGTCTCTGCTGTTGCTTGAGCTATAATTACTTTTGCTTTCATTTACTTTAATCCTTAAAATTCGCTAATCACACGCATTTTTTGTATATTTGGTGCGCTGTTTACATCTTAAACACGCTGCAAATATAGACAAGATTTCTCGATTATGAAAGAAAAACAACAAGAAAAATCGCCTATAAAGCAAAATATCTTGCTTTACTTAGAAAACAAAGGTGTAACCCCCTATGAATTCTATAAAGAATCGGGGGTTACAAGGGGAATTCTACAACAAAATAATGGAATCAGCGAAGATAATATAGCAAGATTTCTCGCTTATGCTCCAGATGTAAATATCGAATGGCTTCTTACCAGCAAAGGAAGTATGATAAAAGATGGTTCTACCGATATTCAAATATCGAATGATACAACCACTTCAGCTATGCCAACTACGTCCATGAACCCAGGCATCGGCACACCGTATTACGATGTGGATTTCATCGGCGGCTTTGATGAAGTGTTTAATTCACAGGTAAACATACCTGCCACCAACATTGTAATAAGGGGATTCGAGAAAGCCAGCCTCTGGTGCAATGTCACCGGGCACTCCATGGAACCCAAAATAAACCATGGCGACATCATTGCCCTGCACCAATGCACACTCAACGACATCCAATATGGCGAAATCTATGCAGTGGTGTTGGATACCATCCGCACCATTAAAATCCTCCGCAGGTCGCCGGATCCGGACAAGCTGCGCTTCATCCCCATCAACACCAATGATTACGATGAACAGGAATTCGACAAATCACGCATCATCAATGTCTTTGAAGTAATCGGAAGTATCAGCAAGTTCTTCTAAGTGGTACACGCATGCCTCCTACAGAAGGCTAAAAAAGGACGCACGCACACACTTTTGAAGGAATTTACCTGAAGCAAACTCGTAAATACACTGTAAATCAAAGGATTTATTTTATTATAATAAGGTATATCACACAAACAAGTGTCGTTTTTCCTCTCTGAAAACAGAGAAAAACGGCACTTGCTTTCATTTATAACATAGTTTCCTATTTCGGGCGTACCCTCTGAGAACTGAAAAAGTAACCCCTAAAGTAACCCCTAACTTAAAGAAGTAGTAACCCCTAACAGTAACCCCAATAGTAACCCCTAACCAAATAAAACCAACCGTAGGGGCATAAAAAAAGGGAGCCATAAGCTCCCCAATCAGCATTCAAAGAAATAACGCCTACAAGCCTTTCTAACGGCGCTATTATATCGTTCTAACCATTCCCTTACTACCACCCGAGATGAGCGTAGATTGCTTAATTATAGCCTTTTTCGTGCATATTGTGCCGTTACCAGACAGCCCGGCATGAAGCAGGTAATTCTTGGTTGCCCCCACCTGATCTGCCGTCAGAACCGTATAAACAGCCGATATACTGCTGAAATACCAATCTTTCTGCTTCGTCCCGTCTATTTTATGCAGCAAATGCACATGAATCACTTTTGCCATATTCGTTTCTATTATGCTGCAAATATACCAAATAATACTTATTTGGAAGAATTTTAAGGCAACATCTTTAAAAATAGGCACAAAAAAACGGCCACACAGCCGTTCACACCATCATATAACAAAATCCATCAACCCAGCCATAAAACGGCCACACAGCCGAAAATAAAACCCTTCCAGGCCGTTTTAGCCCCATCTGCAAGCCCGATGTAAAGCAATCCCCCGAATATCCGAAGAAAAGCCCCTCAAACGTAAAGCAGATGTAAGCCATGTAAAGAGAAAAACCGCTTCGAAATATTCAGCCCATTTTCCCGATCATGCCTAAACCCTTTGGTTTTCAAAACCTTTCGCCCATTTTTCCCGACCATTGAAAAAAACGCTTCGTTCTATGCCCCATAAATACAAAAGATTTCCCGCCGGATACTTTTATGAAATCATGGAATGCAGCCTTTTCATTCGTCTTTTCTTTCTGTTTCGTCAAGTCGTCCACATATTCCGCCATTTTCTGGTTGTACTTGTTCTCGAGAAGCATGCCGCACTGCCACCATGCGTTGCCAAAATAAATCAGTTCGCAGATAAGGGTGCTTTTCCCTACCTCTCGGCTACGGATGGCCGAAAGGTTCAAGGACTTCTTGGTTATCTTGAATTCGCCTTCGTCCTCACTGCACAAATCTTTGACGTACAGATACCTGTCATCTTCTTTCTCCAGCAGATAGCAACTGTTTTTCCGTACCTTCACCTTGCCCCAAAGCTGATGTTCGGGATGGGCTTTTCCGATGAGAGCCAGCCATTCCGGTGAGGTCAGCGACAGCAGGTTGCGGCGGCCTTTGAACGTCAGTGAGGTGCGTGTGGCATATATGAGGGTCTCTGCCATTTCGGGAGTAATCTTTTCATCATCCAGCAACCGTTCAGCTTCGTCCCGGCATTGGGCGACATTTTCGATGTTGAAGTAGCATTGGTAGTGAAACCAATCCAGTATCTCCCGGTAGTGGAAGAAGTCTTCTTCTCCCATGGCAGAGTGGTATAGAAATTCCTGCATCCTTTCATTTTCGGGAGCGGTTTCGTATTCCTCTGCAAGCAGTCCGTATATCTCTTGTGCAGTCTGCTCTATTCCGGGATTCTCGGGGTTGATGGCGCTTATTCCCCGGCACAGATATTGTATATGGTGCCAAAGCAGAAAGCGTATGTCCTCCAGATTGATTTCATCCGGAAAATAATCGCCTTTGATGGGGTAGAAGGGCAGATAGGTTCCGTATCGCTTCCGGCACTCGGCAGTGAATGCCTGCCAGATTCCGGTCTGGGAGATGACGTCCTCAAACCATGCGGCGAGGCAGAGGCTTGTATAGCGTATGTTTTCTTCTTCTTCGAAGGCGTCGGCTATCGTTGAAGAATAAAGTCTTTTGTGGATTTCGTTTGCAATGCCGACGTAGTACTGGTCAACGCTGTTTGTCTGCTTGTAAGGATGCAGTTCCAACCATTTTTTGGGATATATTTTCTTCATGACTCTAAAGTGAGTTTGGTGTGTATTTTTTATATGTTTCATTTCCAGCGTAAAGATATGTTTTTTATGGGAATTTTCTTGTTTTTCCTCCTTTTGATTAGTATATTTGTATGCTACTATTAAATCGTTCCATCGTGTGGAAAAAATCGTTCCACCATGGTGGAACGATTTTTCTTCCGTGGTGGAATGATATTTTCTCCATAGTGGAACGATTAAAGAATAGCATTTCTTCTCCTTAATGCTGTGGAAGAAGAAATGACGGAATTGCAGGACCAT